ATGACGGAGTTGACTGTGCTGGCCGCGCGAAGTGCGAAGCCGCGCGACGCGATGTATCGGCTGGCAGCGGGCAAAGGCCTCTACCTGCAGGTGATGCCGAACGGCGCCAAGTACTGGCGATTGAAATATCGGCACCTGAAGAAGCAGCCCAAGATGATTAGCCTGGGCGTCTTTCCGCAGGTTGGCTTGGCCGATGCCCGTACCGAGCGTGATCGCTTACGTCTACTCGTCGATGCAGGCATTGACCCAAGTACGCAACGTCGCGCCGATCGCCTTGCACGTGAACTGGCCACTGAGAATAGTTTTGAGGCTATCGGCAGAGCCTGGTTCGCCGAAAAGAAAGGCAGTTGGGTAGAGAGCTATGCTCGCGGCGTAATCAGCCGCCTCGAGAACAATGTCTTTCCGTGGATCGGCACATTTCCCATCACCGAGGTCACCGCGCCGCAGATTCTGATTACGATGCGGAGGATCCACGAGCGGGGAGCTACCGAAACGGCACATCGTACTCGTAACTACCTCAGCGAGATTTTCCGCTTCGCCATCCGCAATGGGCTTGCAGTACACGATCCTGCTGCCGATGTCGCGGGAGCCATTCCTGCAGCAGAGACCGTTCACTTCCCCACCCTCACTGAACCTTCGGATATTGGTGGATTGCTGCGTGCAATCGACGGATACCGTGGCACACATATCACCCGTTACGCACTGAAGCTATCGCCGCTGGTGTTCACCAGACCCGGTGAGTTGCGCTATGCCGAGTGGTGTGAAGTTGATTTGGCGAACGGCGTGTGGACCGTACCTGGCGTGCGGCTGAAGATGCGAAAGGCGAAAAAGGCTAAGGCTGAGCCGCATATCGTGCCCTTGAGTAAACAGGCTATTCAACTACTAAAAGAACTCCATGCACTGACTGGAGCGGGGCGCCTCCTCTTCCCCGGAGAGCGATCTTCCGATCGCCCCATGTCCGAGAACACCGTCAACGCCGCCTTACATACGTTGGGCTACAAGGGGAAGATCGTTGCACATGGATTTCGCCACATGGCGAGCACTGCGCTCAATGAAGCAGGTTGGGACGAAGATGCGATCGAGCGCCAGTTAGCGCACAAGGATAGGAATCGCATCCGTGGCATCTACAACAAAGCTAAGTACCTCACAGAGCGACGGCAGATGATGCAAGCGTGGTCTGACTATCTGGATCGACTACGTCAGGATGATGGGGCTACGAAGATGCGACGAACTAGCAAGGGCAAGAAAGCAGCAGCGATGTAAAAAGGGGCACCCGCGCATTGCGCCAGCGCCCCGATAATCAGCTGACCAGAGCCAACACCGCGTCTGCGTGGATCTTGAGACCGCCGCTGACTATCTCCGAGCGACCTTCTTTGATGAGAAGCCCGCTGGACTCTAATTGGTTTAGGTCATCGCCCTGCCGCCGTGCCCACCGCGAGCCAGCCTTGCTCTTCAAGTCTGCTCCAAGCCTTCCGCAGGTGCTCAGGTTTCATCAAGGCATGCTTACGGTCGCTCCAACCACGAACCATCGATATTGCATCGTCAGCATTCTTTGCTGACTGCTGCGTTGCGACCCAATGTACGGAGCTCAGAAGCTCCAACCCAAAAGAGTCTTCATAGCCATCGATGAGTGCGGCCACTCGCTCCATTCTCTCGTGTAATGGGGCGTCCTTTTCTACAACAGCTCTTGCTTGATCAGCGGCATCGCCTACCAGAGTAATAGCCTTTGTAGGCGTGTCTTCACCAGCACCATATCCAGAGGTGTAGTGCTGCTCCAACCGCGTCAGAACGTGCCTCAGATTTTGAGCATACGGTCCGTAGATTGCTTTGGTGTACTTCAGCCTGAGTGGCTCACCCGACTCCTGCAGGAAGTACATTAACTTGTGCACCTCCAGCAAGCTGACTATTGGATCAAGCATCCCTTGCAGGTATCGCTCCACGAGCATTACTAGAGCAGCCTGACCGGAAGTCAGCGAACGCTTCTTTGTATGGTTTGGCATGCTGGATGCCTCTGGAACGCCCGTAGGCCCATAAACCAGCACATGAACATCATCCAATCCGCTGAAAGCTGACTGGATCATCGGGTACACATCTTCCCACCTTAGGCCACCGTAACCGCAACCCAGCGGAGGAATGGCAATCGACTTAATTCCCAGTCTTTTCACAGTAGAAACTAGATCTACTAGGCCGCTCTCTATGTCCTTAAGGCGGCTCTTCGCTCGCCAGTGACCTTTTGTCGGGAAGTTAACGATCCAGCGAGGCCCTTCCGCTAGACCTCCTAGGTCATGCACGTCCATTGAGCCAAGCTTGACTTGTCCTGTCTCACAGGCGCGTTCGTAGGCACGACACATCTCCGGATATGCCTGCTTGAACTGCAGAGCAATACCCTTACCCATAACGCCTTCAGTGTTGACAGTATTTACCAAGGCGTCGACATTAGCCTTTAGCAAGTTACCTTTCGCGATTTCTAACATGTCAGTAGTACCAGCTCGGATAGACAGCAATGCTTGGGACATGCGTTGCTCCCTGTAGAAGCTCTCTAAGCGCTGCTTCGGCTTGGTTGTTCAGGCAACCTATGTGTGAAATTCCTTCCCAAGGATAAGAATCCTTAACAAGGAATTCGGCCATTTTTTGATGAGTCTTGCCGCTCCACTGATTGGAATTGATAGTCGCCCAGTCCAATGTATCCAACGCTTGTGGAGCTGCCATGAATGATGTGTGGTGCGCACCTGCATTGCCGTCGCTTACTGCCCAAGGCCGCCCCAAACCCATGGCAATCTCCACGGTGCTTACCAGGTGCACGATGGTGCACTGGCAGCCGGGCTGCCTACCCGTCTTGCCTTTGTTCACCGTATACAGCATCGGACTACGAGGGCAGTAGTAAAAGGGGACGAACTCGCCAACGAAAGCATCGCCGCAGCAGGGAACTTGGATCTCGGTCAGCCGGCGCTGCTTGATGTGGCTGTAACCAATATTGCTATGCGCTTTGGCATTCATGACCTTGTCGGACTGAAGTCCTCCGGCAGCCAGAATTCCCGGCAAGTTTGCCAAGTCAGTGATGTGATAGATCCATACGGGGTCCGGCCTTCCGGTCATAGCCATCCTAGGTCATGTCGTGTAACACCGGGCGGGCTGAAAATGACGCTAACTCACTGATTCTAAGGGTAACATTACCATAATTCGGCGGATATCGCGAGACCCTTCGAAGCCTAAATTATAGCTTTATAGCCTATTGTCGGATCGTAGCTATCGTAGCGGGTACCCCCCGCCGAACTAGGTCAGCCGAAGGTGGCCGACATGATGGTGGTCGCCGCGCAACACGCCGGCGACCGCGGCGCTACCTCAAGTTGCTATGACTACAAGCTTGTCGGCACGCGCTTTCAGCTCGCTGCTGATGATGTCCAGCAGTTGATACGCAGCATCAGGCTGCAAAACATTGAGGCGCATGCCTTCGCAAATACCGGTGGCCACGACGTCGAGCGCATCAAGGCGTAGTCGCAGCGCCTCGAGTTCGCGAAGGAGGTCGGGGGGATGGCGGTCCGGTTCGATCATTATGCTTAACTCCTTAAGTGACTCACGAGCGGTCGTTGCACCGGCATCCCTGCGCAGCCCAACGAGATCGCAAGTTCTTTCGAGCAATGTTCGGACCACCCTGTCAATTTGTTGGCGCCGCTCGCCTCAATCACCGTTGGAGCGCACTACCGCACCGCGCCGGAACACCCAGCACTTCACCGTCACGCCCTGGCTATCGCGCACCGTGATCTGGCTATTGACGCTCTTATAGGCCACGAATTTCCGAGCGCGGCTCTCAGGCAACAGGCGCTTCAACTCAGCGAGGCCGGGTACCTTGCTGATGCCGCGTTGCGACGCGACCGCCATGAAATGCGGCAGACTGACAGCGATCAGTTCGTCATCGCGACTATGGTTCAGGCGCGGAATGCCCTCGCCTTCGCCGTCGAGGAAATCGAAGAGCTCCCAAAATTCCTGCACCGTCGGATGGTCGGCGTTGATCGCCTGCTGTCGCGCCACGGCCAGGCGAGCAGTGCGACCCACACGATCAATGGGTTCGCCGCAAAATCGGTGAGGATGATGTTGAGCGTGTACGCGCACTCGAACGATAGGCCGGGCACGTAGGTCGCATGGAGCGAGCCCTTGTCGATAAAGACAAGGAAGCGCTCCGGGTCTCGAGCGAGATCTGGCAGCGCGGCGACGAGCGCGGCGCGCAGACTGTCGGGCTTCCTCATGGCTCACCCCCGCTGTTAAGGCGCACCCAGTCCTGCAGCGCCGTCAGCTGTTCGGCGATGGCGTGGCAGGTGGTGTAGTTGTCGACGACGGTGCCGGTGACGGTAGAGAGCGCAAGGCCGCTGGCTTGCGCATCAGTAGCTCCGGGGCGATCGGGCACTGTGGCCGTCGCAGTGGCGTCATGGAGGCGCACGAAGCCAGCAGGCACGATGCAAGCAGCATCAGCGGACGCGGGGACATAGACAGGGACCTTCTGCAGGATGGTTTGGCCTTTCTCGCGCACGATCTGCACGCGATCGACGTACCGGGTCACGATGCGTTCGCCGTCATTCTGGGTAGCCAGCTTGCCGGCCAGATCGCGCGAGCGTTGTTCCGCCGAGACCGCGCGGGCCTCGGCGTTGTCGATCCGGTCGGCGGTGATCGTGTGGTAGAGCCACAGCGCGCCGAGCAGCGCGATTGCGAGCAGGCCTTGGCGCAGGAGGCTCATGCCGCGGACACCACGATGTGACGGGCATAGGCGCGTGCGAGCTTCGCGTCGTACAGGTTGTCGGCGTAAGCGGGGCCGTTGTAACGCTTTGCGAAGGCCGCCCACTTACGGCCGCGCAGTGCCTTGTGTAGCTCGGCATCGGCCTGTACGAAGCGAATGAAGGCGCCCAGGTGCTCGGCCTCGCCCGTTGCAAATGCCACCGCCATCGCCGACGCGCTGGCATAACCCAGTGATACGGCGTGATAGCCCATGATCTGGAAGCGCCCCCAGCTGCAGGCTTCCATGGCTGGCTCCCGGGCAACCGCCGCCGCCTGGGCGAGCCGCATGTATTCGGCCGCACCGCCGACATAGCCACCGCGCTGCTGGCTGAGGATCGATTCGGGCACGTCCAGCGCGGCCGGATCGATGCCAATAGCCACCAGGCGGCGCCAGAACACATGCCGCTCGAACAGGATCACGACACGGCCATCCGCCAGAAAACCACCCTGCGGACTCTCCACCTCGATCACCGCCTGCAGCGCCGCGACCTCGACCCCGAGCTGGTCAGCTGCCGAGGTGATGTCGGCCTGAGACAACGCGCGAGGATCGGAGCGGCCAGCCAGCGCCCGCTGCGTGCGAGGTCCGGCGACGCCATCGACGACGAGACCGGCATCCCGCTGGAACTGGCGCACCGCGGCTTCCGTGGCCGGATCATAGAAGCCGGCGAGCGCGACCGGGACGCCGGCGGCGATGAGGCGCGTCTGCAGGACGGTAACGTCGGCCCCGTGATCGCCGGCGCGGAGCGTGCGTGGTTCAACGGTCATAGCTATTCCGAAGGAGATGGGCGACGTTGCCGCGAGCGCGCAGGCTCAGCAGGCACAGCACCAGGGCGATGCCCGCATCACCCAGGTGAATCGCCGGGGCCGGATACAGCCCGAGTCCGAGCTCGAGTGCCGTCGTGCCGGTGGAGACGATGAGGATCCATGCGGCGGCGCTGATCGCAGGCCGGTAGCGCGACCCGTCGCGTCGATAGAGCAGCAAGCGCAGGCAGGTGGTGGTGTTCGCCACCATCATCACGAGAGCAAGTAGCGACGCCATCAGGAGCCCCCGCGCCGAAAGACTCGGGTGAGGTCGATGGATCCGACCCGATCCAGCAGCTGCACCGTGACGGCGACGATCAGCGCTGCAGCAAGAAAGGCCGCGACGCCGGTCTGTTGCAGATCGAAACGCTTGGCGACCTCGGGCGCGGCCAGGTAACCGGCGATCCAACTGATCGCCAGGTACATCAGGCGCTTCGGAATCCCCAGGTCACGTGCGTGCAGGGCCATCAGCGCGGCGCCGGCGAAGGCGCCGACGATGGCGTTGCCATCCATGCCGGGCAGCAGGCTAGCCACACTGACGCCCGCCGCGGCGAAGCCGGCGAGTGTGGTGCTGGTGGTGGTCGGTTCGGCCATCAGGATTCCTTGGGGTCAGGTCCAGAGCTGCACGAGGCTGGTTTCCACCGGCGTGCGCATCACGACGTCGGGCAAGGTCACGGCGTAGCCCGTCGGCAAAAAGGGGCCGACATCGGCCAATCCGGGGTTCACGATCAGGGCCGCTTCGGTCACCCCGGCGGTACGCCCCAGGGCACGCAGGCACAGGGCATCCAGGGTTTCGTCTTGTCGCGCCCGGACAATCACAGCAGCTCGACCGTGGCGCGCGGACGGCCGAGCAGGTCGCGGATCGCGTACCGAGCGAGGCGGCGGTAGTCGTCCGCGGTGGACTCCACCATGTCGGCGCGCCGCTGTCCGGCGCCGGTGGTGTCGATATCCCGGTAACGCTCGGCCAGTTCCGCCTGGGCGGTCGCGTACACCGCGCGGCGATACAACAGCACCAGGCGAGATTCGCCGGCGATCACCTTGCTCGGCACGTCGGCGAGGGAGGTGCGGCCAAGGGCCTGCTGCTGGTGCTGCCAGGCATCGAGTTCGTCCTCGACCGAGGCGATCGCAAGGCTCACGCATTCGACCAGGCGCTCGGTCGTGACTGTACCGTCGATGCGCATCACCGCGCGCGCATTAGTCGGGTCGATGGCCGGAAACCAATCGCCGGAGGTGATGGGGCCAAGCGCGGGCGCAGGCGCCGTGGCAACAAAAGCGTTCATGGGCTCTCGTGAATCAAAGGTGCGGCGGTGGTCGGTGGGTCAACGGGCGGGAGAGAGTCGGCCGGTGCCCACCGAGCCGCCGCGGCGCTCGGGGGCGAGCTCAGGTTGCGGGGGCCAGCTGCTTGGTCAGCTTGGCGATTTCGGCTTTCAGGCCGAGCCGCGGATTCAGTTGCAGCGCACGCTGCAGATGGTCGAGGGCTTGAGGCGGGCTGACCGCACGAAGGGCCAGGCCGATGGCCCGATGCAACTTCGCGCGCACCTCGTCGGGCATGTCACGCCCTTCCGTCAGCGCACCGACGCGTAGCAGATCGTCGATGGTGACCTGGCCGCCATCGGGGAGGCCGGCGCGTTCGGCCACTTCCTCCACCACCAGCGTGGGCGGATCGCGCTGATAGTGCTCGGGCAGGCGTAGATCGTGTTTCAGCAGGTGCGCGGCCATGTCCAGCGCCTGGCCGATATCGCCGGTGTCGATGCTCCACACCATCACGGTGGCGAAGACGTCATCCTGCACCGGCTGATCGGCCTCCAGCACGCCGCGGATCCACGCGGCGTACTCGGGCAGGCGCTGCCGCTTGACGGCGATCTTCTGCTCGATCGACTTGATGTCTTTGAGCACGCGTTTGTCTTCGGCCAGCTTGGCGCGCATAAGCTCGTAGGCCGAACCGCCGGCCAGGGACGGTTCGCCGTTCTCCGCGGCACGGGCCGAAGCCCGCGCCGCGAGGGTGCGCTGTCGATGCAGTTGGGCGGGGGACGGCATGGCTTAGGCCGCGCCGCCCGCACCGACCAGCGCGATGTTCTCGATCAGGCAGCCGTGGCCGTAGTCCTCCACGACATACGCATCGTTGGAGCTTTCGTAGTTGGTCACGCGCTTCCATTCCGGCTCTTCCTTGATGTAGCGGCGACGACCACCCTCCTGCCAGTAGATCGACAGGTTGTCGTAGCTGGTCACCAGGATGGCGTTGCTCGGGAAGAACGGCACGCCGGCCGCGGCCTGGTTGCCGACCCGGCGCTGCGCCAGGATGAGATCCGTCGCCAGTACCTCGGTCGACGGCTGGTCCCGATTGACCAGTGGGAAATACTTGTCGTGCAGCAGATCGCGACCGATCAGCACCACCAGGTCGGAGGCATCGCGATACCAGGGATCGATCAGGCTGGCGACAGCGTCATAGACCAGCGCGTCGAGGTTGGCGTAGTCGCCGTCCTTGCCAATCTGGATCTTGCCGGCCACCTTGCCGCTCGCCATCACACGATCCGGTGCCTGCGTGCGGTACTGCTGCAGCCAGCCGACATTGACGTCCTGCAGCATCGGGTTCGTCGCGCGATCGGTTTGCTTCGCGACGGTGGTGCCGTTGAAGCCGATGGTCATGCGGTCCAGTGCCTGGCGCTTGAGGATGGCGTCGCGCACACGGGTCTGGAAATCCGGGAACTTCGCCCAAGAATCGAGCTTGGCGTAGCCGAGGAAGGTGTCGTACTCCGTGTCCGCGCAGCTGTAGCGCTGGTCATCCAGGCCGCTCAGGTCGCGCGGCTGACGGGCGCCCTTGGTGACATCGGTGCGGCCGGCGATCGGGCCGGAGATCGACAGACCCAACTTTTCGCCGACCAGCTCGGTGACCGGGGCGATATTGATGCGCGAGAGGAACGCGCTGGATTCCTGCATCTTGGTTTCCAGCCGCTGCTGGACGCTGGGCTCGACGCTGAAATGCACGGCGGTGCTGTCCACCCCGTTGAGGGCGGCGATCTGCTGGGTGTACTGGTTGAAGACGAGGCGGGTGTCGTTACGCATGGGTCAAGCTCCGGAGACGGGCGCGAAGGGGAAGGCAAGCGGGAATGGCGTGACCGACTAGCAGTCGGTCTGCGCGGCACGGTTGCCGCCGGTCGCCGCGGGACGCCGGGGCGTGGCCTCGGTCTGGCCCAGCTCGGTACGCAGCGCCGAGAACTCGGTTTGCGCGGTGGTGGCGTTGCGCTCGAGGGTGGCGAGGCGTTCCTTTAGCGCGGAGAGCTCAGTCACCAGCGCCGTGTCGCGCTCGGCAAAGGACTCGACCACCGCGGTGAGGCCATCCATCGCCGCAGCGACGTCCGCCAGCTGCGCGTCGCTGGATTTGACCTTGGTGGTGAGCTTGGCCAGGCGCTCTTTGATCTGGGCGAACAGCGCCACCGCCGGGGCCGGTTCGTCCTCGAATTCGATCTCCACGGCTTCGGTGGCCGCCGTGAACAGGTTGTCCGGTGACTGCTTGCGGGCGGTGAACGGGCTGATCGCCGGGTTACCGGCGGCGAACTGCATCATGTCGGTACCCAGGCTCGCCGGGCTGTCGGTGATACCGAGGCCCACCAGGTAGGCGCGACCCGTGTCGGCAAACTTCGGGTTGACCTCGATGCTGGGATAGATCTTCTGCTTGGCTTTTGCCATCGCGACGAGCTCGGGTGTCGGCTCGATCTGCGCGAACAAGGCGATCTTGCCTTTGAGATCGCCCGTGGTGATCTCTTCGGCCTTCACCGCGGTCACGTCGCCGTACGCCTTGAACGGGCCTTCCGGCAGGAGGCCGCGCAGGTGTTCGAGGAAGATGCGCGCGCCGTAGGTGTTCGGGCTGTAGTTTGCCGCGATGTCCTGAATCCAGCTGCGCTCCATCGTGCGGCCATCGGTGGTCGCGCCTTCGACAGCGACGCGGAAAAACTTGCTCTTGGCCATGGGAAAACCTCGGTGACGTGGGCGCCGTAAAAGGCGTGTCCATCGTCGGCACGTGCGCGCACAGCGGCAACGCGACGCGGGTGTAGGAGTGGACTCATCCACCCACGTGGACCCTGCAAAAGTGAAGCGCTCGGCGACGATGCCGCCATGCTTATTTCGCCTCCCGATGTCGATCAGCGCCGCATGGCGCGTGCGCTGTATTGGCAGGGATGGCGCGTCACGGACATCGCGCAGGAGCTGGTGATTCCGCGCACGACGGTGGAGGCGTGGAAGACCCGCGATCAGTGGGATGCGGCGCCGGTCATCGAACGCGTCGAGACGTGCATCGAAGCACGCCTGGTGCAGTTGGTCTGCAAGGACAAGAAGACCGGCGGCGACTTCAAGGAGATCGACTTGCTCGGCCGTCAGATCGAGCGAATGGCACGGGTGCGTCGCTATCAGGAGCCCGGCGGCAATGAGGCCGATCTAAACCCTAATGTCGAGGCGCGTAACGCCGGCCCGAAGCGGGCGGCGAAGCGCAACGAGTTCTCCGAGGAACAGGTCGAGCACCTGCGCAAGACGTTCCTCGGCTCCCTGTTCGAGTATCAGCACCTCTGGCATCGCGCGGCGGATGAACGCACGCGCATGATTCTCAAGAGCCGCCAGATCGGTGCGACGTGGTACTTCGCGCGTGAGGCGCTCTATGACGCCATCACCACCGGCCGGAATCAGATCTTCCTGAGCGCCTCCAAGGCGCAGGCACACATCTTCAAGCAGTACATCCGGCAGTTCGCGATCGAAACCTGCGAAGTGGATCTCAAAGGCGACCCGATTGTCCTATGGAACGGCGCGCACCTGTACTTCCTGGGCCAGAACGCCCGCACCGCGCAGGGCTATCACGGCAACTTCTACTACGACGAGTTCTTCTGGACCTGCAATTTCGAGGAGATCAACAAGGTCGCCTCGGGCATGGCCATGCACAAGCAATGGCGCAAGACGTACTTCTCCACGCCCAGCGCCAAGAGCCATCCGGCCTATCCGTACTGGACCGGCGAGCGCTACAACCGGCGCCGCCCGAAGGATCAGCGGATCGAGATCGTCACCGCGCACGAGGCGTTGGTGGCCGGCTTACGTTGCGGCGACAAAGTATGGCGCCAGATCGTGACGATCGAGGATGCCGAGCGCGGCGGCTGCAGCCTGTTCGACATCGACGAGCTACGCACCGAGTACACGCCGGACGAGTTCGCCAACCTGCTGATGTGCCAGTTCATCGACGATGGCGACAGCCTGTTTACGCTGCGGATGATGCAGGAGGGCATGGTCGACAGCTGGGTTGACTGGACCGACCTCCAGCCCTTGGCAGCACGGCCCTTCGGCCATCACCCGGTGTGGGTGGGCTATGACCCGTCGCTCGGCAACGGTGGCGACAGTGCCGGCCTGGTCGTGGTCGCACCGCCGCGCACGCCGGGCGGGAAGTTCCGCGTGCTCGAGCGTCACCGCTTGAAGGGGCTGGACTTTGAAGCCCAAGCGGAATTCATCCGAAAAGTTACCAAGCGCTACCACGTGACCTATATCGGCATTGACTGCACCGGCATTGGCGCCGCCGTACACCAGCTGGTGGTGCAGTTTTTCCCGCTGGCAAGGAAGTTCGTCTACTCCGTCGAGCTCAAGGCGCAGATGGTCATGAAGGCGCAGCACGTGATCGGCAAGGGGCGCCTCCAGTTCGACGCCGGATGGACCGACTTCGCGCAGTCCTTCATGGCGATCCGCAAGACCCTGACCGATAGCGGCCGGCACGTGAAATACACGGCTGGTCGGTCGGAAGAAACTGGCCATGCCGACCTGGCATGGGCCTGCATGCACACCTTGATCAATGAACCGTTGGAGGGCGCCAATGGGCGCAACTCCGGCTTTGTGGAGATGTTCTGAATATGACCGAGATCAACAACACCCCGGCGCGCGCGGAAGCCTTCAGTTTCGGCGATCCCATGCCGGTGCTCGATGGCCGTGACGTGCTCGAATACATCGAAGCCTGGCGCAACGGGCGGTGGTACGAAACGCCCGTCTCCATGAGCGGCCTGGCCCGGTCGTTTCGGTCGACGCCACATCACTCGAGCGCGATCTATGTGAAGCGCAACATCCTGGTGTCGTGTTTTAAGCCGCACAAGCTGCTCAGCCGCGAAGCGTTCTCGCGCTGGGCACTGGACTTCATGGTGTTCGGCAACGGCTATCTCGAGCGCCGGAAGAGCCGGCTGCGCACCACGATGGAGTTGCAGCCAGCCCTGGCGAAGTACATGCGGCGTGGCGCCGATGATATGGACGTATATTTTCAGGTGACCGGATGGAAGGCGGAACACGAGTTCGCCAAGGGCTCAATCTTCCACCTGATGGAGCCAGATATTCACCAGGAGGTCTATGGCGTACCCGAGTACCTGTCGGCACTGCAGAGCGCCTGGCTGAATGAAGCAGGCACGCTGTTCAGGCGTAAGTACTACCTCAACGGCTCGCACGCCGGGTACATCCTCTACGTCACCGATGCGCTGGCCGACGAAGAGCAGGTAAACGGCATTCGCGACGCGCTGAAGAACAGCAAGGGGCCGGGCAACTTCCGCAACCTCTTTATCTACGCGCCCAACGGCAAGAAGGACGGCCTGCAGCTGATGCCGATCAGCGAAGTGGCGGCCAAGGACGAGTTCTTCAGCATCAAGAATGTCACGCGGGATGATGTGCTGGCTGCGCACCGTGTGCCGCCGCAGCTGCTCGGCTTAGTGCCTACCGGCACCACCGGATTTGGCTCGGTGGTACCGGCGGCGCAGGTGTTCGCGATCAACGAACTATTGCCACTGATGGCGCGCTTCCGTCAGCTCAACGATTGGCTGGGCGAAGAGGTGATGTCGTTCAATGACTACGCCGTGACAGGACTTGCCATCAATAACGCGAGCTAGCTGAGTACGTCTCCGGGGCTCCAGATGCGGTGACGGGCACGAGAGAAGTTAACTGACGAGAGCTAACATCACCCGCTCCATTAGACCCGTTCTATCCAAGGCCACCTAATGGCTTCGAGCCGCCTTCGCAAGCCTGACTTTTTGGGTCAAGAATTCAGCCCCTTCCATAAGGACATCCCGCACCAACTCTATATCGCGCGCAGATAATTGGACTCTTTGAACATCCACCATCAACGCAGCTTCACTTTGGGAGAATAACCGACGATAAGCCTCCACACTGGTTTCGGAGAAAATTCTTCCATCGCTATCAAATGTGTAATAGAGGTCAGTGAGCAAGTTCCAGGTATCCAGTGCGAAATCGCTCTCAAGAAAAATACCTTTGTCGAATTTTTCTTTTATAGAACTGAAATCAAAAGAGCTCTCAGTCTCTACCTTGGAGTCGGGAAAAGCCATCATTACTTCCCGTGTTAACTCTTCCTTGCTGTCGCGCGAAAAAATTAGGTTGCCGTTACTTGTCAAAAAGAAGCTGTGACCGTCTTCTGGGGAGACCCAGCCAAGCCAGATCGTCTCGCCCCTTAACGCAATCTCGACAGGAAATACTTCCATTTCTCCCTCCTTTAGATCATAGCCCAGTCATATCGCGGCGGCGGATCGAACAATTGATGGAGTATGTCGAGTAAAGAGGGCTTCGGCGTCTTCTTAAAGTGATCTGCACCCCACTTACTGATTCTATTCAAATTGGATGTGGGTCCCTTTCCTGGCTCCTGCCCCCTTTCCGCACATACCCGCCTGGCAAATTCATTGGGAGTCTCTCCGTTCTTTGGCACGAAGCCACGCGCCCAATCTGGCACATCATTTTTCATCTTACCCCCGCCGCTCGTGCGCGGAGATATCCGCATTTGAGGCCGTTCAGCCCACGGGGTCTTACTTGCGTCTGAGGCAACCACCCGAGTGAATGGCTCTAACCACGGCCAAGGCCTTATGAGCGCCTCTTGCAGCCCAAGCGGATCGTAGTGATCAATTGGACTTCCATCCACGTAGGCGTACGTAGATGGGCCGGACTCGATACCCAACGGATCGCTTTGAATGTAACGCCCGCCAGCCGGATCGTAATTTCGTTGAACGTTGTAGTGCAGACCCGATTCAGCATCGTAGTACTGACCAGGGAAGCGCAGATTGAGGGCCACCCCTAAGATTGAAGGAGTCTTCTCACCAAACGGATTGGCCTGATAACCCCACTGCCAAACCGCAGATCCGGTGCCGTCAGTGACCGCACGTGGCGTGCCTAAGGCATCCGCATGTACATAACTTACAGTACTCGCGGCGCCACTGGCATCCACCACCGCCACAGGCAAGTCGTCGATCCAAATATAGCTACGGCTTGTCGCACCGTATTCGCCGATGAGCTGGCTTTCTTCGTCGTAGGCGAAGCGCTGATTGCTCGATGCTGCCTTGCCTACACGCTCACCCATGGCGTTGTACGTGTAGCTTCCGACGGTCTGCCCATTACGCTGCACCACCGTCATGCGATTGCGGTCGTTGTAGCCGTAACCGAACGTGTCGCCGCCGGTCGCATTGCCCGTGGTGTTGCCGTTGGCATCATAAGTGCGGGCGCTGCTGCCTATGCTCGTCAGCCAGTGGGTACCGGTCTGATAGCCGTAGGTGCCGGTGGCTAACCCGTTACTCGTCTTGCTGAGGCGGTCGCCGGTCTTGCTGTAGGTGTAGGCCTCGATGGCCTGACCCTGCGCATCCTTCAGACCCGTTAGCCGATACAGCGGGTCATAGCTGTAGGTCTCAATCGCCGGATTGGCCCCGGCGGCATTGCCTAGCGCCGTGATGTTGCCCATCGCATCCCGAGCAAAGTGCAGGTTCAACGCCGGGCTGACGACATCCGTCACCGCGTAGTTCGCGTCATAGGTGCGGGTCAGGGTCTGGCCGTTGCCCAGGGTGTAGCTGGCGATGGGGCCGAACGGGAGGTAGCTGACGTTGGTGACCACGTTGCCGGCGCTGCCGCTGCCCGGGGGCTGTGCGGTGACGCCGTTGATGCGGCCGGCCCCGTCGCGACTGTACTGGATGGCGGTGCCGTCCGGGGTGCGGGTGCTGGCGAGGCGGTCGGCCAAGGTGTAGCTGTAGCTGACCGTGTCGACGGCCGTGCCCTGGGTCTGGCGCTTCTGCACCACGTTGCCGCGGACGTCGTAGCAATAGACCGTGGTGACGGCGGTTTCGATCACGCTGGTCAGGCGGCCTACCGGGTAGGAGCTCGCGCAGCCGGTGACGCTGTCGGCCTCGTCGTAGCGGTAGCTGACGTTGGCGTCGGTGGTCGGATAGGTGGTGGCGGTGAGGCGATTGAGCGCGTCGAAGGTGCTGTGGCTGATCACGCCACGCGCATCGGTGGCCTGGATGCGGTTGCCGGCGGCGTCGTAGACGTAACTGGAGGTGCCGGTATCCGGGCTATGCAGCGCCTTGGTGTTACCCAGGCCGTCGTAGTCGTACATGGTGTTAAGACCGTCCGGATCGCTGACACCCTGGAGTTGATCCTTGGCGTCGTAGGCGAACACGCTCTGAGTGTTCTGCGTGGCCGTATCCGTGCCGTTGTAGTTGTCGATGGTGCTGACCAGGCGGTTGAGGGCGTCGTAGCCCTGCTTGCGTTGAACGCCTAAAGCATCGGCGCTGCGCACCAGGTTGCCGTTGCCGTCGTAGCTGTCGGTGAAGCTGGCGTCGAACACCGTGCGGCTCAGGCCATCCTTGATATTGGTCAGCTGGCCCAGGGTGTTGTAGCTGCGGGCCAGGGAGCGGCGCAGGGTGTTGCCGGCGTCGAAGGTTTCTTCCTTGGTTTTGTTGCCGGCGGCATCCAGGGTGTAGTGGATGCGGTTGCCCAGGGCGTCGGTGATGTCCGTGAGGCGATGGGCGGCATCGTAGGTGTAGGTGATCTGGACGTCGTCCGGATCCTTCACCGAGGACACGGCGCCGTAGGGCGTGTAGCCGATCTGGGTGATGGCGTCGTTGGCCGAGGGCGTGCCATCGGCATTGGCGCGCACGGTGCGGGTCAACAGCCAGCCACGGGCGTGGTAGGTCGAATCGGTGACCACGCCGTTGGCATCGCGCTCGCGCACCACACGACCGTTCTTGTCGTAGGCCACCACAGTGCTGACGTGACCGATCGCATCGGTAACCTGATAAAGATCCCCAGCACGATGACAGGCGCCACCCGCCGTACCGCAGCCCGACTCGTCCGTACTCAGGTAGTAGCTGTAGTGCGCGGTGCTGGTGACATCGGTACGCGGGCCGGTGACGCTCAGCAGCAATCCCACGCGAGGACACTGCGTGCTATCGACCGCATCGCAATAGGTGTAAGTCCAGCGACGCACGCCCGCCGGGACCGCTCCGGTCGCCGTGCAGGCATAACCGGCCGCGACCGACGCATCGATGTCGCAACGCGCGATCACCTGACCGGTGGCGTTATAGACCCAGCCCGTGCTGGCTACCGTACTACCGGCAGCGTCGTTGATCGCACGCGTCAACGGAGCGCGGAAGGCGGTATTCCAGGTGAGGTTCGTGGTGCGCTGGGTGGCGGTGCCGACGCCATCGACCTTCTGCTGCAACAGACCTTTGGCATCGAAGACGTAGCTCGTCGTGACGCCGTTCCAGTCCTGCGCCGTCTTCAAGAACCCCTTCGCGTCATAGGTCATGCTCTGACCCATGCAATCGCTGCAGACGGGGCCCGTGACCGAGACCAGGCGCGTCCCGCCGGCGACCTGCTGGAAGTTGTAGGTGCGCTGGGTGCCGAGGTTGTCCGTCAGCGTAGTCGCATTAGTGCTGTAGCTCAGCGTGCTGGTGTCGACGTTGCCGGCGAGAGCGCTGGCTGTAGCCATTCCTGTGGTGCTGTCGTAGGTCCAGGTGGCGTAGGTCTGCTGACTTTCGTCGACCCAGGCCGTCAAGGCGCGAGGGAAGTTCGTGTTCTGGTACTTGTAACCGACGGTACTGCCATCGGCATAGACGACGGATGCCAGGCCTGCGAGTGGATCGTACCCGTACTTGATCGCCGTCCCATCCGGTAAGGTCAGCTGACCCAGCTGCCCACTGACGTTATAGACAAAGGTAAGGGCACGCCCATAGCTGTCGGTTACGGTGTTGACTGTCGAGACATCGCTGTCGGCGGAAGTGTTGTAGGTCAGGGTCCGGGTGTAGCCGTCGCGTCCCGTGATCTGCAGCAAATTGCCGGTGGCGTCATAGCTCTCGACGTCCCCGTTCTCCGCGGTGAGGGCATACCCATTGGCGGTTACCGCCAGAGAGACCTTGCTCTGCGCGTAGGACCGGCAGGCGTCGTGGTAGCAGGCGAAGTAGTGCGTCGTTCCATCAGGGCGCAGGACCGTCAGACCGGTGCCGGCGTCGGTGATCCCGCCCGACATGACCGACAGGCCACTGGTGTTCAACACCGGAACAACTTCGCCGTTGGAAAGCTGGCATTGGTTATCCGCGGTGAGGGTCGCGGTCACGCCGGTATAAGCAGGATTGGGAGGCGTGCCGCCAAGGCCCTGGCCGATATCAGCCACGCCTTGCACGCAAGCCTCCGAGGCTGATCCATACGTGCTGGAACTTGCCGAGCCTTGGGTGGTGACGCCGGGAGGAGGCATCTTGGTGGCGTTGACAATGAGATACAGGTGTCTCCCGGCGTACTCGTTCTGCCAGCCCGTAATGCCCACATCGGGCAGCACAGGGTTGCTGTTGTAGTGGCGAGCGAAACTCAGCCGGCCGTCGCCGCTGGCGAAGTCCAGCGCTGACTCCGACATGTTTCCCGTACCGACCTCAATGGGATGGGCCGTCGCCACGCGACCCTCGCAACTATCGCAGTGGCCACTGCTGGCTTTATCTCCCGGCAGCGCCAGGTAGTAACCCGCTCTGCAGCCCCACAGGCCGCGATACTTGTCGAACACCCAGATCGTCGAGTTGGCGCAGGTGTACACGTCGTACATGGCCTGCATAAACTCCTCTTTGCCGCCGTTGTCGTAGGTGCAAAGCGAGAACGCGGCCATCTCACGCGTGTATTGATTGCCGCCGCCCAAGTGTGAGTTAGGGTAAGGCAGCATCCGCCATCCCTCCCCCACACACATCGGGGGGCCATAGGGTCCGGGGTACGCGATAGATGGCTGCAGGAACGCCTTTGCGTCGCTTTCCGACCACTTGACGTAGTTGTGGTAAGTGCCATACGCCACTGCATTCCAATTCTGCGCTTGCGCAGCAGGCGCCAAGCCCACTAGGCAACACAGCACAACGAATAACCAACGCTTCAT